TGCTGATATCATCAACCAAGCTGTCAATGTCCATATCGTTATTAATCGCAACAGAAGGAATGTTAATACTGATATTGTTGACTATATTGGTTGAATCGTTTTCAAATACCGAGCCTCTGCCTTCACGCTTTGACTGACGGTATTCCTCAGCCTCTTGAGCTGTGAGAACTGCCTCACCGGCATCAAGATATGCGGCAAACTTATCGTGTGGGACATAATCAATACCGGCACGGAAACGAGGTAAGGTCACTTCCGGAATCGGATCTATTTCCCAGCCTATCATTGATGTTGCCCAGTTTACGCCTTCCAACAACTTATTGATAATCCAAATAATGCCGTTGATTACATTCTCAACAAATGTAGGTAAAAGGTTGAAAACATTCTTGAAAATGTTAACAACACCGTTCCACGCTTGTTCCCAGTTTCCCGAAAAAACACCTTTTACAAAATCCACAATTCCGTTAAAAATCCCCGAAATCGGTTCAAGAATTTTTTTGACTCCTTTAATTGCACCGCCTAAAACCTCCGAAAAGATTTGCGCCAACCATTCAATCACCGGAACAAGAGCAGGAATAAGTGTTTCAAGCATTTCACCGAGTAGGTCAAGAACCGGGCGAAGAGCATCAAAAACCATTGAGATGACAGGTGATAGCTGTTCAAAAACAGGCTGTAGAATGCCGACAATTGTATCGCACAACTCACTGATAATCGGGATAAGAGGTGTAAGCAAATCATTCAAAAATGTAGCTAAGTCCTCTATAATCGGAGTAAGTGCCGCTAATAAACCGTTGAGCAGAACACTCGCCAACTGAATAAACATCTCAATTACGGGCATCAGGAGCTCTACAAGCGTGCTAAACAGAGGCATTATAGCCTGAATTATCTGCATAAAATACGGAAGTAAATCCTGAATAATCTGCAGTAAAGGCGGAAACAATTGTTCAACAATCTGTATGATGAGAGGGGCTAACTGCTCTATAAGCTGAGCTATAAACGGGAGCAATTCCTCAATCAATGGCATAATCTGTTCAAGCATTGATACAATTATCGGGGCGACCTCTTCGCAAATGTTGATTAAAACAGGGGCAAGGTTGTTTGCCACACTCTCAATCAATGGTGAGAGCTGTTCGAGGAGTTTACCGCCAAGACCGATAAGAGAGTTAAGGACAGGCTCGGCGACAGCACCAATCTGAGCCATAGTGTCAGACAACTGCTGATGAGCTCTGTTAGATTCCATTACATCGCCATTTGTTTTCTTGTATTGAGCCGACGCATCAGAATATAGCGATGTGAGGGTGGATGTGATTAACTGCTGTCTTTCTTGTTCTGATGAGCATTTTGCAAGTTTTTCGTTGAACTCATCTTCTGACACGCCCATCCAGTTAAGAGCATCGGCAAGCGGACCTGTTACCTGTCCAACTTTTGCGGTTTCGTTTGCCGCCTCTGTCAAACCCTCAATAGGCAAGGAATCACCGAATTGACCGTAAACACCTGTGCAAATCTCTGTCCAACTTTGCAGGTCTTTTGTGGAATCGCAAAGCAATGATAAATGATTAGCCGCCTCAGTTGCTTGTCCGCTGTCGCCAACCACAGCATAGAGGTCGGAATATGTTTGCTTTGCGTCTGCCGCCGAAAATTTGTTTGTGGTGAAAGCTGTGTCAAGTTTTCCCATTTCTGTTCGGTATTCTCGGGTGCTCTCTGCGACAGAGGACAATGCTCCTACGCCTGCCGCCGCTCCACCCACAAGAGCAGTTCCCCATTTAGCGGCTGTTTTTATTCCGTTACCAAGGGTTGAAGCAACGCCCTTACTTTTTTTCTCGGTCTCTGCAATGGATTTGTTTGCTTCATCGTTATTTACGAATATAGAACCAAATAACTTAAATACTTCAACAGCCATTATTAGCTACACCTCCTCCCATTTGTAGTTATCAAGATAATCTGCAATCTTGCTTTCGACAGTTTCGACATTTACGGTTTCTTCCGCACCTGTCTGCATTTGATCTTTAACCTTGTTTACAAAATCAACATATGACACACCTGTAAATCTGCCTGTCATCGTGAGCATATATGCTTTGTAGAGCATTTCGTCCTCACGGTCATTAATCGCATTTTGAATAATCTCATTAGCCTCTGAAAAAGACAGCCTTTGTAGTATGGCAGTATTGCCGCAACAATACTGCACGAGCATTCCATATGTTCTTACTTCAAGGCTGAGAGCGAGGTAAAAAAACTCTTAACATCGTTCTCCCTGATGATTGCCTTTACATTGTCAAGGACTTCTGGGATACTTAATTTACTTACATCATCAGCAGTAATGTCGCCTCTGATATCGGCAAGCAATGAATAAAATTCCTGTTCTGTTTCTTTGCTTGACAAAGAAGTTAACAGAGTAATCACAAATTCAAGACCGACCGCTTCGGTGTTGACCGTTTCATCTTTGCTGTTATTTTTAACAGCGATACGATTTGCAAAGTCTGCAATTTCCTCTTTGATGTCTGCTTTTTTGATAATGCGAGCAAGAGTAAATGCGTCTTTAATGCTTAATTTTCTCATAATTATGCCTCCGTTGCTTCCGTTGTTTCTGTCGGTCTAAAAATTTTAAACGGCGGTTTAATTTCGTCCTCCGAATTGTAAACCTCGGGTGAAAGGTTACCGTAGAACTGAGCCTCAACCTTGCCATTGTCTTTGTCTGCAATTGCAAGTGTAAGACCGTTTTCGTTAAATCCGTTAAACACCTGAATAATGCACGGCTTATCCTCTCCGAGGAGACAGCCTACCCAAGTGATGTTCTGAATGTAGTCACTGTCAAGAATAACATCTCTACCTGTGATTACATCGTAGCCTGCGACCTTTTCGTCTGTACCTTTGTCGGCAATTCCAAGGCCATAAATGAAATTTTGTGTAGTCATCTCAGCAAGTGTTGCTTTAAGGTAAACCTCCCAACCGTCGACTACTGTATCACCCTTAGTTCGTGTTTTTACACCGTCAAATTCAAGTCGTCTGAGTGTCGGCTTGGCTGAAAATTCACCGCCTTTGATTGTCACACCAAGGCATTTGCCTGCCTTTTTGGCGCTTGCGTATGTGTCCGTAGCAGGATCGTAATTTACGAAAAACGCACCTGCGTCAAGTAACATACGGTCAGCCGTCTTATTGCTGTAACCGCTGTACGGTTTAATCTTTCGTGGCTTAACTGTTGCCATTTCAATCGTCCTCTCTTTCATAAACCCTCAATTCAAGGGTTGCCATTATTCTATTTATTGTTTTGTCCGATTCGGCGACATACTGCCTGTCGCCGTTGTTGTAAAACTTGTAATGCCGTTTACCCTGTGTATAGGTTGCTCTCGCAATATCCGAATAGATTTCATCCACAATATTGTCGATTTTCTCGGTGGTGAACCTATCATACAGATTAAGCGTAACAAGATATTTCTTGTACGGCTCATCGGTGTAAAGCTGCTTAATCTCATAAACAAGCCTCGGGAACCCGTCACCAATCATAAAAAATGAAGGGGCATACTGCGATAAAACCGCATTCAATAAATTCTTAATGCTATTCACCGCTGTATTCCCCCTCACTGATTTTTCGTTCTGCCTCTTCTGTGCCTACGGCACTGAGGTACTGTTGTTCAATTTTTATGATGTCTTTGATGTTACTTTCGGTGGCATCACTTAATGCTCCGATTTTTGGGTATTTATTCGTGCCAATCTCTTGGTACAGTCCATAGAATCCGCCCGGTTTAAAGCCTACTTGCAGGTCAGGAATTTTTTGCTTTGAGCGTACCCAATACTGTGTGTTTTTCGCTAAGCGTCCCGTCCTGCGTTTTATTTTTTGTCGTGACCGTTTACATACCAACTTGCCAACATCGCGCAGAGCGGCTCGTTCAAGCTCTTTGAGCGTATATTGAATACGGTCGACATTGCTGATTATCTCAACGCCGTTTTTTGTGATTTTAACTGCTTTAGGCAAAGACATTATTTTCACCTACCACATCCGTTAAATACAGCTCCGTACGCTCTGTACCTTTAATCTCATACGCACGATAAATCTTGAACCTCTTATTTTCGAGATAACAAAATTCTTCGTTGTGGTACTCGAACGAGTTGACTTCAAGCATACATTCGGGTTTCAACCCGTTCGCCTGTGCCTGAAAAAATTCAGATTGTCGAACATATTTGCGTTGTGCATAAATCGTTCGGAGCTTTTCCTGATACACAATTTCGCCGATGTCATTGGTTGTTTGCCCTGACTTTTCAACAAGTTTAACAAGAGTATCTGCATTCATTATGTTTGCGCTCCTCTCGCAGCCATTGCATCGCGCAATTCTTCGTAATGCCGTGCCCATTCGCTATCAGCTGTCACCGAAAAATAAGCACGGCAATAGAATTTGATTGCCTGCATAACAAGTGCAGTTGAGTTTTTGTCGTTGACATCAACTCCTGCACCTGCCATGTCACTTTTGGCAGAATCAATGAGGGCAGATATTTCATCGTCAAACAGCACCGTATTGATACGGAGCGAAACCTTTACGGCTTCAATTTCATTAGATACTGCCATAATTCAAACCTCTTTTAAGCGCTCTTCTTAACGAGCTTAACAAGACTGTGAGTATC